TGATATGCAAGACCGACGCGAGATTAGCCGAGGCACGTTTAACGCGCTTTACCGCCACGTTATTTGCAAGTCAATTAGAACTGGCCGACATATTGAGGCCTCAGTTTGCTTTGATGAATTACGCCAAGAAAACGGCGCCCCTGCGCTAGTGGGGATAACGTACGCGGCCGGCGATACCGTTTTAGTGTCGCGTGGTGGTGACGTGTATGGTAACCGTTGGCGCGACGCGCGGCCCGTGGGCGTGGCCGGTGACGTTACCCCGTGGCTTAACCATTGCCGGCATTTAGTGCCCGATGAAGTGTCGCTTAACCACATTTTCGACGTCATGGCGTTTAAATTGCAACACCCCCAGCGCAAGGTTAACCACGCGGTGCTACACAAAGGCCCCCAAGGTATCGGCAAGGATACGATGTATCACCCGTTTATTGAGGCCGTTTGCGGCCCCAACGCGGTTAACCGAGGGCTGCTAGATTCTGACACCATGAACTCGCAGTTCAATTACGCGCTTGAGAGCGAGATACTGATATTGAACGAATTACGCGAGCCTGACGCGCGCGACCGCCGAGCCTTGGCCAATAAATTAAAGCCGATTATCGCCGCGCCCCCCGAGTATTTGAGCATCAATCGTAAGGGCCTGAAACCCTATGACATGGTCAACCGGTGCCTAGTTATCGCGTTTTCTAATGACGCGGTGCCCATTACCCTAGATAGTCAAGATAGGCGCTGGTTTGCCCTGAGTTCTAACGTGGCCCGCATGACGCCCGAGGATAGTCAGCGCTTATGGGCGTGGTTTGCCCGTGGTGGCGTGGCCGCGTGCGCGGCGTGGCTGTATACGCGCGATGTTTCGGCGTTTAACCCGTCGGCCGCGCCCCCTGTGACCGAATTTAAATTGACCTTGATCGAACAGGGTATGAGCGCAAATGAATCGTACTTAGTCGATATGATCCGCGACAGGCGCGGCGTGTTCGCTAGCGGTGTTATCGCGTCGCCGTTTCATGTTATATGCGATACCTTATCGCTCAACGCCCCAGGCACCTATAAAGTGAGCCAGGGCGCCCTATTGCACGCGTTGCTCGAGTGCCAATGGTTCGACTGTGGCCGGCTGGCCACGCGTGAATTACAAACCAAAAAACAGGTATATTGTGCGCCAGAGATGATAGGGCACAAGAAAACCGAATTACGCGTTATGGCCGAGGGTTTAACGGTTCGGGCCGGTACACCGTTGGCTAGCGTTACACCAATAAAAAAGCCCGCGTAAGCGGGCCGTGGGGTTTACGCGGGGCTATAGGTCAAAGACTAAAATCATTAAGATGACGATAGCGGCCGCAATTAGCGAGATGGTCATAGCGGCATCAACTCGGCAAATAGTGGGCTTAGGCGCGGGATATAAGCCCCAATATCGGCCGGAAACACGCGTTTTATATACCCGCGCTCGCACATTGAACGCAGCGTTACCGTGTCGCTGATTGAATAGACTGTATACGCGCGGTTGCGAACGTGCACAACGTCGCCAACGTCAACGGCTTGGCCTGTTTTATATTTCATGTTGTCACCTCTTGTGCTAGGTCAAAATATGAGTAGGTGCCGTCGTCTTCGCGCAGGCGTACGGGTTGCAAAGCCTGGTTGATAACGTCGGCGGTTGATTCACTAAGGCCACCGGCGCCGTCTTCAGAACCTAAATAAACGGCGTGGCTGGGGATAGATTCGTACGTTGTATAGGTTTTCATTCGGTTACCTCTTGGGCGTCGGTTATTTGTTGGGCCGTCGGTTCGTTAAGCGCGCACCACTCGAGGTGGCCATACTTGGGGTTAAGGCGCGCCTGGTCGTAAAGCGTTACGGCCGCATGGGGTGATTTGAACTTGACTATTTGCCCGTCAAATTGTGGGCGCGTTGGTGCATTGGTGCCGGTCATTTTGAGCCCCTTAAAATTGAACGTAAACGATATTACCGGCGTCGGTGGCCATAGCGTGCGCGGTGTTTTCGTCTAGATGTTCAAGCACTGCCGCTATAGCGTCATCTTCGTCGAGCCCGTCAATATCAATACTGTAAGACTCGGCCACGCTTTTATAATCGTCTTCGGCCCACTCGCAGCAAAGCGCGATCACGTCGAGTTCTGTTTGCTCACCGGCGTCTTGTTCGTACGATTCTATGTAATCGAAAATCACTTCTAAACCTTCATAACTGAATTGTTCACCACGGCCGGCCGATTTGAACGCGTCGCGAAAGTCATAAATTGAAATTGTCTTGATCATTTTTATCTACCTTGAGTTTAGGGAAGTTTAGCGAGCCCTTACGGGCCCGTAGTGGTGTTACTTGAGGGTATTAAAACGGGGCGACGCGGTAAGGCCGCCAGATTCGCCCACGACGCGCGAATTTAGCGGCATCAGCAAACCTAAATAACGCGGTTCGTCGCTCAAGGTTATAAGGGCCACGTCATTGCCGTTGTGCCATATTTTTACCTCTTGCAATTTTTTAGGCTTTAACAGTTTGGCCACTTTGGCAAACTGAGCGAAGTATTCAATTTGAAATTGTGCGGCCAAGCCACTAGTGGCCGTTTTAGGTGTTACGCGCTCAAGATCGGGAAATTTTCCATCAATGGCGTTAAAGCGTACGCTCATACCGGCGAGCACGTTCAAGGTGCCGGTTTTAGTGGCCGCGTCATATTCAATGGTTAACACGTCGAGTGACTTAGAAGAACTCGGTTTCAACATTTTAACTTCGTCGAGCGGTACGATGAAATCAACCAAGCCGTCAACCTCATTATCGCCTTCGGTTACTTCGTGCACGAAAATGCCGCAGTAGTGGCCGTTAGTCGATTCAAGGCGCGTATGAGTTTTAGTGGCAATGACGTGTACGCCGTTTAAGTAATAACGGATATCGGCATCGGCGCTGGTGTGAATCATGGCGCGCATGGCGCTTAAGGGTAGTGTGATTTTCATTTTCTAACCTTTGAGTTTAGGGTAGGGAAGTTTAGAGAAAACAGGCAATTAGCAAAGCCAGGCACATTAACAACGCGGCCACGGTATCGGAAAATTTATTCATCATTGGCCACCTCGAGCGTGTACGCGGCATCAAATAACGCTTCGGCCGCAAAGTATGCTTTTTGCGCGGCCAAAAATTCAGCGTCGGAAAGTTTACCGGCGCGGTACGCGTCGCGTATTGGCGCGTAAACCTTAAACGCGTCATTGGCCGCCTGGCGCGCGTCGTCGTATTGTTTAGAAGTCATTTTGAACCCTTTGAAGTGGTGGCCCGCTTGCGCGGGCCGGTTGTGTTACGCGTAAAAGTCGGGGTGGTTCACAAGCGAGTAAGCCATTGCAAGTTTTAGAATTTCCTCTTGTTGGCTAGTCTTGAGCGCTGAGCGGTACAACGCGCTCAGGCCACGCGCAGCAGCGCCGTGGTTGCCGTTGTTGTAGTGTGGCAAGTCAATTTTGACGGCGCGCATTTGTGATTTGTTGAGGGTAGTTTGCATTTTGTTCACCTTAGGTTGTTTGCTCGAGAGATTCTATTGTACATGATTTTCTAGCAAAGTGTACATTATTTTATAGGGACTTTCCCTAGTATTGTAGGGTAATGAGGGTAATGAAAAGGCAATGAAAATGCGCGTGAATTGCTTTCGGAAAATGCCTTATAAATTATTGGCTTATATGCTTTGTAGGGTAATAAAGGTAATAGTAAATGTATATTAAGATATTTTGATAAAATACTGTATATATGTACAGCCTTATTATTTGTCGCACGATTGACGCAAACGCAGCGTAGCAAGCTTGCGACCTTTGTGGGCACTTTAAAAGTGCCTACATTGCCCTTCAAGGAAAACTTAGGAAGAATACAATACTAAGACTTAGTGAGTATTTGTCCTAAGACTTAGTGAGCCACTCACTAAATCTTAGTGGCTAAGACTTAGTGAGCATGGCTAAGACTTAGTGAGTAACACTAAGACTTAGTGAGCCTGCCACCACTCGGCCGGCTGGCAATAAACACCAGGCACCTAGCCATGTTGCAGTGCAGCATTGTGCAGTGCAGCTACCGCAGTGCAGCATTGTGCAGTGCAGCTACCGCAGTGCAGCATGGTGGCATTAAGCATTCTTGAGGGGGGGGGTGGGGCCCTGGCGGGGAGCCCTAGCTAGCGGAGGGTTAGCCACCAATTTTTTTTTATATAAAAGTTGCCCACATTGCCCACAACTAATACAATCGGCAAATGCTATCTCTACACTTCACACCCCGCGAAGTCCGCGCCACCGAGTCGCGTTTGTTGCGCGTCTACGAAGCCGCACGTCTAGGGTTGTCAAACGATGCGTTGGCGCTTAAGGCTGGCATGATGCCCGAGGAGTTTCGTAAGCTCTGCCAGCTAGACCCTGTGGTGGAACTTGCTGTCATGCAAGGCCGCGCCACATCTGAGGCTGAGATGTCACAGGTTGTGCGTGAAGCAGCGCTTGCGGGCGACGCCAAGATGGCGTTGGAGTTTCTGAAACACAAGCACGATTGGGTCGCCAAGCAGCAAGTGCAGGTCGACGTCACGCAACAGATCAGCATCATCACAGCGCTTGAACAAGCCGACTCGCGCGTACAACACGGTCTTACTATAGATATGGAACCCACGGATGCAAACGACACAGTACAGCGCCGCCGAAGAGATGCGCCTAATGTCAGCGCTTTGGTCGCCCAAGATCAAGGATGATCCACTAGCGTTTGTACTCTACGCATTTCCGTGGGGTCAGAAAGGCACACCGCTTGAGAACTTCGCCGGCCCACGCAAATGGCAGCGCGAGGTGCTGACTGACCTGACCGCACACATTAAGCAAAACGGCGGCAAGATTGACTTTGATACGTTCAGGATGGCGACAAGCTCAGGGCGGGGTATTGGCAAGTCGGCGTTGGTCAGTTGGTTGACGCTATGGATGCTCTCCACACGGATTGGTTCGACCACCATCATCTCGGCGAACTCGGAGTCGCAGCTCCGCTCAGTCACCTGGGCAGAGATTACCAAGTGGCTTGCTATGTCACTTAACTCCCATTGGTTTGAAGTCAGCGCAACGCGCCTCATGCCCGCCAAGTGGATTACCGAGTTGGTCGAGCGTGATCTAAAGAAAGGCACACGTTATTGGTCGGTGGAGGGCAGGCTGTGGTCAAGCGAGAACCCCGATGCGTATGCGGGTGTTCACAACTACGACGGCGTGATGGTGATCTTTGATGAGGCAAGCGGTATTGACGACGCCATTTGGGCGGTGACCGCGGGCTTCTTTACCGAGAACACCCCTAACCGCTTTTGGTTGGCGTTCTCCAACCCGCGCCGCAACACCGGTTACTTCTACGAATGTCACAACTCCAAGCGTGACTTTTGGAACACCAAGATTGTGGATGCGCGCACGGTTGAGGGTACGGACAAAGCGGTGTATCAGCAGATCATCGACGAATATGGTGCAGACTCAAGCCAGGCTGCGGTCGAGGTCTACGGTGACTTTCCTTCTGCCGGTGATGATCAGTTCATATCAAGCATGATTGTCGATGAAGCGATGAAACGCCCACGACACAAGGATTTATCCGCCCCCATTATCGTGGGTGTTGACCCTGCACGGTTTGGTTCGGACTCAACGGTCATTGCGATCCGCCAAGGGCGTGACATTATTGGCATCAAACGCTTTAAGGGCGACGATACGATGACGGTGGTGGGTCACGTCATTGAGGCAATTGAGGAATATAAGCCCGCGTTGGTCGTGATTGACGAAGGTGGCGTGGGCGGTGGGGTAGTTGACCGCCTAAAAGAGCAGCGCTACAAGATTCGGGGTGTAAATTTTGGAAATAGAAGCAAAAATCCGCTGATGTATGGTAATTTAAGGGCGCAAATGTGGGGGGATATGCGACAATGGCTTAAAACAGCGTCGATTCCTAGTGACAGAGTGCTTAAAACTGATTTAATATCACCAGTAATGAAGCCGGATTCTAAAGGTACAATTTTCTTAGAGTCCAAAAAGGATATGAAAGCGAGGGGGTTAGCATCTCCAGACGCAGCAGACGCTATCTGCGTAACATTTGCCTTCCCCGTAGCACACCGCGAGTACGCAGCACCTAAAAGTCGCAATTATTCACCTAACGGTTTACAAACTTCTTGGATGGGAGCTTAATAATGTCAAATACACAACCAATCGGTGTAGCTTTTGCCGATCCCGAACTTACTACGATGTACGCAAGCCAAGAGATTGGTTATACCTCAGGTGCACAAACCGCAGTCACTCAAGCAACTAGCAAATCGACAGGTGTGACTGCAAATACGTCTGCCGGTCAGATTACGATGAACAACGCTTCACTAGCGACTGTTACTAACGTCACCTTTACGTTAACAAACAGCGTTTTGTCGGCTAAAGACGTACTAATCCTAAACGTGTCGGGCGCGGCAACTGCTGGCGCGTACAACTGCTGGGTATCTAGCATGGGCGCTGGTTCTGCCACCATCACATTGCGTAACATTAGCGCGGGCACGTTGTCTGAAGCGGTTGTTATTAACTACGCAATTATTCACGGTCAGTAATCATGCCGCTGAAGAAATCAGCTACTAAGGAAGCCTTCCGTGCAAACGTGAAGGCTGAAGCGCAAACCAAGCCGATCAAGCAAGCGGTGGCGATTGCCTATGCCACCAAACGCGCTGCGGAAAAAAAGAAATGATTAGACCATTAAACGATAATATCGTAGTCAAGCCCGACCCATTTATTCAAAGCGGGTTAATTATTATGCCTGAAGAAGACACCCGCACAGGCACAGTCGTCGCCG